TATTTCACCGCCATAAGCGGCTTATTGCCGATTTCGTTGGAGTACACCACAAAGGTATCTCGCGGGTCGAGCGTATACAGCTCGAACGGGGACTCATCTTCCTCGCCCCGTGCGTCCGGCAGAACCAGTCGGAACGCCGTTCCGCAAATCATCTGCCATTCTACAATCTCTTGGTCTTGAGACGCTTTATCCTCCGCGAACATCAGCTCATTCAAGCGGGTAATCGCCGCCGTAACGGACTCCTCGCCGCTCTTGCCGACATACTGAATCGGTTCTCCACACAGATACCCGACCTTAAAGGACACGATTTCATTCGCACGGTTTTCCACAATACGATTGCAAATTTCCGGGCGAACCTCCTTGGTGCGGTTCAGAATCGGTTGCTTTCCCTTGTAATACTCCCAAAGATAATCAATCTCCGAGCGGTTCAGAGCGTGAATGGACAATGCTTTGAGTAACACTTCCACGACATTTTCATCGGTGATTTCCGTAACGCTACTCTTGATAACTCTGCGCCCAAACATCTGTCGAGTTTCCGCAACAGGCTTGGAAGTGTCGATTACATTTCCCACATTTGTCCCTCCTCTCTGAAAATGTAAAATGGCGCACGACCGCCGAGAACTTTCGTTCCCGCGCAATCATGCGCCACTCAAAACAATCTATTTCTACACTTACAATTATAGCATATCAATTCGTAAAAGTCAATGTTCATGTTCTTCTTTTGCGAATTAAATGTGGAAAACTATGTGGAAAATGTGAATTACCAAGGTCGTTTGAACACCTCGACTTTTTGACCGCTCAACGACTGTGCATATTCGGCAAGCATAGCCATTCCATCGGGTACATCATCGTGCTTGTTCTTACCCGCGACAGTGTAGGAGCAGAGCATATCCATCATTTTCCCATAGTCAGACTTCCGCTGATAGAGAGAAGCGTCTTTGAACAAACAATGCTCCTTGACCCATGCGCTGTTGACGATGATTTTCGTTTCCTTGTTCGCTGTTGTGAACTTGGTCGTGATATGGGTGATACCGTTTTTCTTTCGGACTTCCTCCTGTATCTTCTCAGCTACGCGCCGACCTGCGGAATTGGACTCAAAGCGACAGGACTTGACCTTATCGCGCACAAGGATTTCCGTCAGCCGAGCGTCCACAACATTCGGCAAGCCGTTGTCACACACGCAATCGTCAATATAGTAATCCTGCCCGTACACATACGCCACAGGGAGAAATGCGTAGTCCGCACCCTTGTCTTTGGTGTCACAGATACCGATAATCGCGTCCGGGTCTTCTTTGGGAAGCTCGAAATAGCGGCGTAGCTCGTCCTGCGAGTAGACCAATCCCTCACGCTCAATGGGTTCGTTCATATACAATGCCCTCCACGAAACATCGTCCATAATATTGCGCTGTTCCCGGTAGAAGTGGGTGGAGAACCCGACCCCATAAGCATAATCGAAATTGGACTCATCGTTTTCGTCCATAGCAGGTACGACAATGAATTTCGCCTTGTCGCTGTCTACATACTCCCGCTCCAATCGACCAATAACATCGTGTACCGACCATCGGGTAGCAATATGAAGCTCCTTGCAGTGGTCTCCGATTTTACGCTGTCTCAAGTCCGTTGTGTAGGTCTCCCACAGCTTGTCAAGCCGCTCCTTAGATAGCGCGACCTCGATACCCGACACCAAATCGTCACAATAGAGGAGGGTGGCGGCACGATATAGACCCGCGTTGCCCGTGCCGATGGAGGTAAACTCCAATGTTTCAAAACGCTGTCGCTTATCAAGGTCGATACGACAATCTTTCGCGTTCGTGTTAGAAACCTGTATATCGGGGAATACATCGTGCCACAGGTAATCACCATTTGCGTCAAAGATACGCAAGCACTCATCGTACACACCGCGCACGAACGAGTTGGAGTGAGAACCTGTCAACATAGGTTCGTTGGGAATCTTCCCGCCGAGCCAAGTGAGGTAGAAGATAGCGAGAGTGGTCTTGCCGCTACCGGGCGGGAGAGAGACCGCAAGCAGGTCAAGTTTATCGTCTGCAAGTTCCTGTAGCGCGTCCACCACCTGTTTCAGTACCTTGCGGCGCGGCGGGTAAAACTTCTTTTTCGGTTCTCTGTTCCACTCCACATAGAGCAGGTAGCTGTCAAAATCATACGGCGCGGCGGCGAGGAGAACCCGCTTGTGCAATCCGTATAGCTCCTTGACCTCCTGTTCCGAGGTGAGCGGGTCACTGATACCTCTCTCACATTCAGCCGAGAGGAGCTTGAGATACCTCACGCCGAGCGAAATGTCAGTTTTCATAGCTTCCTTGCACATATAGAGCAGGTCTTCCCATGTCCGAAACAGGTAAGCGTCCTTTTTTATTTTTTCGAGAATTTTTGAAAGTAGCTGTTCCATTTTTACCTCCTGCAAAAAGAAAAGCGCATGACTGGTCGAGGATAAACCTTCAATCGCAATCATGCGCCAATTCTTGTAATCGTCAATTTTCATTTTGATAGAGATATTCAAGCCCGTTCTTTTGGTCTCGAATACCCTCAACGGTATCACCACTTACATAGAACACCATGTAATAATACTTATCTTGAGCGGTGGAGTAGACCCAACCCGTGTACCGTTGACCGTCCGCATAATCCTCAATCTGTTCCCAATCATTGAGCTTATTCAGAGAGGAGGGAACATCTGTCTGCGACAGGGCGTTTTCAATGTTCTCTGCCAGTTCCACCGAGATACTGTTTTCCTCTGCGAACTTCTCAGCGTCCGTCTTTTCCGCGACAGGTTCTTTCTGACCGCAACCGACTAACGCGAATACCATCACGACCATACACAATGCTAAAATCAGCTTTCTCACACACCGACCCTCCTTATCCCTTGCTGTTTGCACTTACGAAAGAATGTGGACTCCGACAGCCCCGACTGCTCAATGGCGTCTTTCAGTGGGAGAGAACCCTCCTGCCAACTCCGAGCCGCACCGAGAAATCTGTCCGTCACGGCAATCGGCTTACGCTCTTTGTATTTTCCCGCCGCTTTGGCAATCTCAATGCCCTCGCGCTGACGCTCAAGGATATTCTCCCGCTCCAACTCCGACAACGCCGCAAACACCGTCAGCATGAACCGCCCTTGCGGGGTGTTGGTGTCCACTTTCTCTTTGTCCGACACAAGCTGAACGCCACGGGCAGACAGGACACCCACCGTGTTCAGCAGGTCTTTGGTGCTACGGGAGAGCCTTGAGAATGACTCCACATACAGAGTATCGCCATCACGGAGAAACGACAGCATTTCATTAAACTGCGGTCTGTCCGTATTCTTCCCACTGATTTTGTCGAGAAAGACTTTCTCCACACCGGGGGACTTCATAAGCTCCACCTGTCTCGCCGGATTTTGCTCTGCGGTGCTGACTCGTACATAACCGACCCTCATGTACTCACCTCCGATTTACTTTTCCTTTGGGATATAGGTGATTTCGATGTCGTACCCAAGAGCTTCCATGATTTCAACGAAAGTCTTGTTCATAATCCCGTCTTTCTTCTTGACGATTCTGTTGACATACTGTCCCGTAGTCCCAATCTTTTCTGCAATGGTCTGTTGTGTCACACCCTGTTCAACACATTTGACCTTTACATCGAGTTCAATATTATTGCGTACCATAGTGCGTCCTCCTTTAGTTTGTGAGATTAGTGTAGCACAAGAGAAGATGAATGTCAATACAAAAGAGATAATTTATAGTCCTTTTTATTCTTTTTGAAATTTTCGGCTACTCGCCGTACTCCCTCCCGGCACGGCGGCGGGGCGCGTTCCCCCTCCGGGGGTACAGCATCAAGCCGCCCCGCGTCCGCTGTCAATAGCATTTCGCGCCCGTGACAGTACCGCCAAAAGTGCGAAAAACAACCCTATTGAACGCGCCCCGCGCCCCTGTCAATAAACTACACCCAAACGACAGCAACGCCGGACGGCTTGACGGACTCCCGAACGCGCCGCGCATGGGTACAGCTTGCAAGACATACCGCCCACAACGCAACAGAACGCCACGCAACGGGCATAATATAAGCGGTGTATATCCTTATACCCCTAACGCAATAAAACCCCATGCAGCGCATTACAGCGGCTATAATAGGGCATAGGAAAAGCCCCGCCAATAATAGCGGGGCTTGCCTGTTATTTATTGATTTTTAGCAATTCAGCCAATACCACCAACGGAAAAAGCAAGATACAAATAAGCATCATTTTCTCAACCTCCTATATTATGCGAATGTAAAGCGGCGGCTTTCCGTTGTCCGGGTATATTTCGCGGCTATTTCGGGCGCGTCCTTTTTTAGCGCTGTCGTATCAATCCGGGAGGAAACAACCGCTTTATAACTTGCTTTATGTTCCGTTCCCGTCAAGCTGTCAACGCCTGTTTCCCTCATGTACTGTTTTAGCGCGTCTTTCAATGCGTCAATGTTTGCGGCTATTTCCTCACCCATGCGGATATATTCCGCTAATTCTTTCATAGTGCTATCAATGTTCATTGTAAAACCTCCTGTAATTTGAATATTTCAGCATTTCGCAACATAAAAACGAATATGTAAAAATGGCGATTTGTGCGCGGATTATATCCACAATAGCCCATATCATTTTTATATACCCGGATAATATCGCCGGGGCGCGTTTCTGTTGTTTCTATGAGCATTTCACCCGTTATCCGGGTAAAATGGCGGGGTATTCGGTTACTTGCCATTATTCCACCTCCCGCGCAAAACGCGCCCCGAAAAACCAATAGGTTTTATTTTTCGATATTTCCACAATATCGAATTTTTCCGCAAACATGGCTTTATCACGGCTTGACGGGGGAATTGTGGCGCGGCGCGTGTTGTTCCTGTTGGCGTATTTTAGCAACGCTTTTTTATATTCTGTTTCCGTCAATAATTCAGTACCAACGAATATTTCATAATCCCGCGATAATTTATAATTATCGTATTGCGGTTTTACCCTGTAATATCGCATAACTAAACCCCCATTCTAATACATTCATCAAGCGG